TATTAAACCATATGTGTCAATGTACAAAGGTGACGATGGCAAGATGGTGTATGATATTTTAGGCAAAGATGGAAAATCTGTAACAAAATTTAATAATGCCAAAGACGCAATGGAATATTTAAGAAAAAACTTCGACACATTAAAAAACAAAAAAGAAGGTGAAGAAGGTAAAGAAGGTTGTGGACCAGATTGTGCAGATCACGGTTGTGATTGTGAATATGGTAGAGCAGGCAAAGAAGCCAAAGATAAAGAATTAAGCAACAAAGAAGAAACTGTAGAAGATTTTGTTAAAAGTTTCTTTGACTACACATCAAATCAATTTCCTAAAGGTGAAACAGCAGTATTAACTTCAGTAGAAAAGAAGTTTGGCGACAGTGCTGTGGCAACTGCACAGGAAACAATTCAAAACTTAATGGCAAATAAAGATCCAGAAATTGCCAAAATTAAAAAATTAGCAGGCGTTCAGTAATTAAGTTTACCAAATCAGGTTGACTAAATAGTAATATTAGTATATATTTGACATTATGTTTGTCTTGTGCTATACTAATATTTTAAAGGCACATAATATAATAACAACAGGCAATAAAGGAGGCTTAAATTATGGCAACACTACAAGAGATCAGAGCAAAACTGAAAGAACAAGAATCTAAATCAGGAGGCTCTAATTCAAGAACAGGCGGAGACAACGCCATTTACCCATTTTGGAATCTAAAAGAAGGAGAGCAGGCAACTGTTCGTTTCTTGCCAGATGGCGATAAAGAAAACACTTTTTTCTGGAAAGAAAGGTTAATGATTAAATTACCTTTTGCAGGAATCAAAGGTGAAACAGATTCAAGACCAGTACAAGTACAAGTTCCATGTATGGAAATGTACGGCGAGTCTTGTAATATCTTATCCGAAGTAAGAGGATGGTTCAAAGATCCTAAATTAGAAGATTTAGGAAGAAAATACTGGAAGAAAAGAAGTTATATTTTCCAAGGTTTTGTAAAAGACGATCCGATCGGAGAAGAATCAACTCCAGAGAATCCAATTAGAAGATTCATAATTGGTCCACAAATATTCCAAATAATTAAAGGAGCATTAATGGATCCAGATATGGAAGACCTTCCAACTGATTCAACAAGCGGTGTTGATTTTAGAATCATCAAAACATCTAAAGGTGGATATGCTGATTACTCAACGTCAACATGGTCTAGAAAATCAAGACCTTTAACAGAAGACGAAAACAAAGCAATTGAAAACAACACTCTTTTCAATTTAAATGATTTTCTTCCAAAAAAACCTAGCGAAGTTGAAGTTAAGGTTATGAAAGAAATGTTTGAAGCATCTGTTGACGGCGAAGCATATGATCAAGATAAATTTGGTCAATACTTTAGACCTGCAGGCTTGTCATCAAGAACAGGTGACCCAGTAACTCCAAAAGCAGAAACTCCAGCACCAGCGGCTGAAGTGAAAGCACAACCAGTTGCTGAAACAACGCAAGAAGCACCAAAGCCAACTGCTGAATCAAGCGGAAAAGCAGAGGACATTTTAGCGATGATTAGAGCAAGACAACAAAAATAATAATAAGCATATTGTGGGGAGGCAACTCCCCACACAACTTAAAGGTAAAAAATTATGGTAAAGGCATTTGACGTTAGTAAATTTAGAAAGACTTTGACAAAATCCATCACAGGAATGAGTTCAGGGTTCAATGATCCAACAGATTGGATCTCTACAGGCAATTACGCACTTAACTATTTGGTGAGTGGTGATTTCCAAAAAGGTATTCCATTAGGAAAAGTAACTGTGTTTGCAGGAGAATCAGGAGCAGGTAAATCATATATCTGTGCAGGTAACATTGTAAAACACGCACAAGAGCAAGGCATATTTGTTGTATTAATTGATTCAGAAAATGCACTTGATGAAACTTGGTTAAAAGCATTAGACGTAGACACTGATGAAAAGAAACTATTAAAACTTAATATGAGCATGATTGATGACGTTGCTAAAACAGTGTCAACTTTTATGGATGACTACAGAGCAATGAATGAAGAAGACAGACCAAAAGTATTGTTTGTAATTGATTCATTAGGTATGTTGCTAACTCCAACTGATGTTGATCAGTTTCAGAAAGGTGATATGAAAGGTGACATGGGTAGAAAACCTAAGGCACTTACATCACTTGTACGTAACACTGTGAACATGATTGGTTCGCACAATGTAGGACTTGTATGTACTAACCACACATATGCATCGCAGGATATGTTTGATCCAGACGATAAGATATCGGGCGGACAAGGATTTATCTATGCATCATCTATTGTAGTAGCAATGAAGAAATTGAAACTGAAAGAAGATGAAGCAGGTAATAAGATTAGCGAAGTACGTGGTATTAGAGCAGGCTGTAAAGTTATGAAAACTAGATATGCTAAACCTTTTGAAGGTGTACAAGTTAAGATTCCATATGAAACTGGAATGAATCCTTACTCAGGACTTGTTGATCTTTTTGAAAAGAAAGGTATATTAGTTAAAGAAGGAAACAGACTTAAATATGTTGATTCTAAAGGAACAGAAACTAAAGAATATCGTAAAGTATGGGAAAGTGGTGGAGAACCATTAGACAATATTATGAAAGAGTTCAATAGTATTCCTGATTCTGTAGAAGAAAAAGAAACTGTTAACGTAGATGAGGAATAAATGATAGAAGGAAGTCAACTAGTTGAAATTTGGCAATTTTTTAGAGAGTACATGGATAGAAAACAACCTATCGAAGTAGTTGCTGAAAAATTTATAGACTTAATGGCAGACTATGGTGTTGGAGATGAAGATTTTCAAGATGCCTTAGGCGCAGACGATGATCTAGATAAAGCAATCCAATACTATTTGGATGCTGAAAACGAGGAAGAGGATTATTAATGGCTGGATGGTATCAGAAAATAGCAAGAGATATTGGCGTTATTCCTGATGCCATTAGACATTATGAAGACGAATTAGTACAAGCAAAATCGGAAATTAGAATAAGAGGCAATGTTGAAAAAGCATCAGCAGATATGCCTGGTATTGTTGAACAAAGATTTAATCAATTACAAGAAATAGAAGCAATCTTACAATATATGAATATTGAATTACGTAGATTGCGTTCATCACATTTTAAAAAATATTTAGAAAATTACCAAAGAGCATTATCTAGTAGAGATGTAGAAAAATATGTAGACGGTGAATCTGATGTTGTTGATTATGAAAAAATAATTAACGAATTTGCACTGTTAAGAAACAAGTGGCTAGGTATTACCAAAGGACTGGATCAAAAGCAATGGCAGATTACTAACATTGTTAAATTAAGAGTTGCTGGAATGGAAGACGCTTCTATATAACACAATACCAAAAAACATTCCAATAAATATTCAAAATGAACTTGAATATCCCATCATATATCATCACAATGCAAGGCAATCGAACAAGTGAATCGTTATCTCAACAATGTTTTGATTCTGCTAAAAAATTTAATATAGAACCAAAAATCTTTCCTGCAATCCATGGCAAACAAATAGATATCGAATGGAAAAAACACAATTTAAAAGATTTTAAGTTTAATCAAAGAATAAAAAAATTAAATCCTGGAGCAGTTGGATGTCTAATATCCCATTTGCTGTTATGGAAAAAAAGTATAGAAATAAACAAACCTATATTGATACTTGAACACGATGCTATAATAATCAGACATATTCCTCACAGTATTGTTGCTAAATTTACAGAAGTATGCAATCTTGATTGGTTGAGTAGATTATCTACAGACTATGACAACAAAGTTCAAGAGGATCGTGGAGAAGATGTAACTGTGTTTATGCAATCAAGACCAAAAGCATCAGGATTAGAACTGTATAACAAAACACACATCAAAGGTGCTCATGGTTATATTGTTAAACCTCAAGGTGCTCAAAGATTAATAGACGGAGTGTGGGCCTCAGGAGCATTGTCGGCGGATGTTGCAATTAACAGTATAAGATGTATGCTAACTTATTCAAATACAAGTTATTGTCGTATAAATCCTGTTTCGTGGGACTCGAAAAGAATGAAAGGTAAAATTTCTTTTACCAGACCAACTAAAGAAGACAAAAAAATGATGAAGGCGAGTAAAAATGCAATTTGATAAACTGCACATTGGTGGAGATTTGCCTAACAAGAAACCCCATGTAATATATTTCAGTTGTGATCCTACATATTGGGCAGAACACGGACAATACTTGGCACGAAGCACACTATCTTTGAACAAAAAGAATCTTGTACACGTTCACGTTCATATGATTT